GACTTCACATCGAAGCCCGTCACCAACACGGCCACGACCACGTTCATGTCCGGCCGCGTGCGTCGGCGGCGCCTGGGCGTCGGCAAGTACCGCACCGCGAAGCTCATGTGGCAGCTGAGCCCGGAGGAGTACGACTTCTTCATGGGCTGGTGGGAGCACGTGCTGCGCCTCGGCACGGAGCAGTTCACCATCAACATGGCCACCGGGGCAACGCTCGGCCCGCACGTCGTGCTGCTGGCAGATGACCCCGACGAGAGCCTGTCGGGGTACTTCTGGAGGGTGTCCTGCAACGCAGTCATATACTCGAAGCCCGAGCTGCCGGAGTACGAGGTCGCCATACGCGCAGAGGGGATGTCGGTGGCCGAGTTCCCGCTGCACGAGGACACGCTGAACACCACTACAAACACCGATTTTCCATCAATACTGGAGTGATAACATGACATTGCCACTTGCTGACGCCATCGCGCGTTTTAAGGCCAACGAGGAGCGCGTGGAGGGCCTCGTAAATGGTGACGGATACACGACGACCGGTGGCGCGCCCGTCGAGAGCCTGCCCGACTTCCTGGTCCGCGTGGAGGCTGAGATCGAGCAGACCACCGGCTCCGTGGCCTCCAACCTCTCTGCCTCCCAAGCCGCAAAAACCGCTGCAGAAGCCGCCCGCGATGCTGCGGTTGTTAATTCAACGATGTACCCGGACGAAGCGACGGGGCGGGCCGCCGTGGCAGACGGTGCCTACTTCAAGGTCATTGGCACGGGCGACGTGGCCTGCTCTGCGTACCGTCGCACAAACTCATCCACCTCCGTACTGGTGGCAACCTATCCCAGCAAGGCGAAAGTTGATCGGACACAGGCGAACATCGCTCGCTTCGGGCGGAACCGCTACACAAACTCCACATTCTCCAAGGACGCCGTCGGGAGCCTTAGCGCAGGCGGGGCCGCCACTGCCGCCCCTAGCGGATATTCTGTGGTCAAGGCGGGAACGGCTGGCCTGACATTCCCGGCCAGTGCTATCGTGGAAAAGGCGAACAAGGATGTTCGTACCTTCCGGGCATTGGAACTGACCCTCAACAGCACCTCCTCAACGGGCAACGACTACCAAGTGTCACAGATTTTCGACATCCCAGCCGAGCTTCAGGGCGACGTGTCGGCCACGGGGCGCTTTGTGTATTCAACTCAGATCACTGCAAGCGGCATCACTACGGGGTGCGTGGCCGAGGCCCTGGATGCGAATAACAACAGCCTAGGCTTGCTATTCAATAACTCAGCCACCACGCCAGCTCTCAATATATGGGGCTTCGTTGCATTTGACTTCACGATCAACAACGTGGCGGCAAAGAAGGTCCGAGTCCATTCCCGCATCCAGGCCCCTATCGGGTCAAACGTCACGAATGGTAAGGCTTGGATCACGGGTCTGTTCTTCAATTTCAACGCTGCTGATCAATCTTCTTACGACCGGAACCTGCAAGAGGAGGTTGAAGCCATTTCGGACTCACGAGCGACTACCATCGCCATTGCCACCACCGCAGCCGCAGTGGCGCCCGTGGCCGCTCGCGTGACGACGTTGGAAGGTGCGGATGCTGTCGCAGCCTCCTGGAGGCTGGGGACAAATTCCGCCAAGAATGCCCTATTCACGGCGGACGCACTCGGCACTCAAACGCCAACCAATTGGGGAATTATGACAGGCGGAGTAAACTCGGTTATGGCCGCTCGCTCCGTGGAGACAGTAAAGACTCCGTTCGGAACGAATCAGGCCCTGCGATCCACGCACTACTTCAACGGAACCACAAAGACCGACATTCAGCCCTCCCAGGTCGTCGATATTCCTCCCGAGTTCTGGGGCGACACCACGTTGGTGGCTCGGTTCATCTACTACGTCCGCCGTGAGTCGGCCAGGATTGACGTTAGCTCCTACTCGACATTCCTGGACGCTAACAGCGCTGAACTTACCGGACAGTATCCGACCAAGGTCAGTACAGACGGCGGGGCCGGAGTGTGGTTCCCGGTCATATTCAACCTTCCGGTCACGAATGCGAACGCTCGCAAGGTCCGGTTCAACGCCCGCCTCTCAGGGCCAGGGAGTGGTGATGTTCTTAACGATACATATGCCTATGTCAGTGGCGTATTTGTAGGCTGGAACCGCTCGGGACAGTCCTCTTACGACCGGAACCTAGAATACGAAATGGAGAAGATCGCCACCGCCATTGCGCTTGAAGAAGTCGATGTTCTGCGCCAAGAGATTGGCGGGGTGTCCGAACTGATGACATTAGGAGAGGATGACGTGTTCCTGGACGCGAATGGACACCTCAGCAAGGCCGTTCCGTCTAAGAATATCAACTGCTGGGGCGACAGTCTCACAGCCGCGAACTATGCGGCCCGGGTTGCAACGCTGTTCGGTGGCGCCCGTAGCGTCATCAACAACGGCATCGGCGGGGAGTCTTCGACCCAGATCAAGGACCGTGTCCTTGGCCACGCCGCCAACACCAGCGGTATCACCTGGAGCACCGGGACGATCCGGCTCAAGTCCCGGCGTGTAGTTCCGCCCCGCATGATTCAGGAATCCTACCGCTCATCGTGGTCACAGTACGGCGTCACGGTGGCCGAGCCCAGCAAGGTCGATTTCTACAACGACTTAGGGTTGATCGGTACGTCTTACAGCCAGCTGAAGGCCGTGTGCAGTGTGTCAGGTGACACCTTCTCCGCAACGGCCCATCCTTTTTCCGACGGCAACGAGCTGTACTTTCTGGGCGCGTCCTTGCCCACCGGGATGTACCCGGGAAAAGTGTATTACGTTCGGGACGCCTCTGCGAATGCCTTCAAGGTGGCGGAGTTCAGTGGCGGAGCATCTGTGAGCTTTGGGGCGGGGTCCGCTACTGCACTGGGTCCGTTCTACTTCGACTGGGCCTTCACTGCGGGCATGAACACCAACATCAGGGCCGTGACCTATACCGATAAGGACAGCACGAATTGCGTGTTGTGGATGGGGGTCAATAACGTGTCGCAGGTGGAGACCATCAAGGCTGACATAAGGGCCTGCGTGGCGCACCTGAAGACCTTGGGCAAGCGCGTCCTGATACTCACCCTCATCACCAATTCCGATTGGACGATTGGAACCGCCAATTACAACAGCATGACGGCTGTGAATGATTGGCTCAAGGCGGAGTATCCGAGCAATCACTACGACATCCTTGCCTTCCTGAGGTCCCAATATAACCCGGCAATTCCTCAGGACGTGACCGACTATAACAACGGGATTACCCCGTCGAGCCTCCGTGTGGATGGAATTCATTTGAACACCACTGGAAACAATCTGGTGGCGGACAAGGTGTATGAGTTCTTCAACTCAAGGGGCTGGTGATGAACTCAGCCCTGTCTGACGCCCTGCGCGAGGCCTACGCCATAGCCCCAACCGGCAAGGCGGTACTCGAGACGATCGAGCTCCGCCTTGCCGGTGCGGAGTCCCTGTTCATCTACCGCGGCGTGGAGCCGCTGCAGATGCGCCTGGAGACCGGCGAGTGGGCCACATTCGAGCCCGTGCCTTTCCAGTTTCGCCTGCCGAAGAGCAGCGAGACTGGTAGCCAGTCGCTCGACATATCCATGGACAACGTGGACTCACGCATCTCCGACTTCATATCGGCGGCACGGTCGTCACTGGCCCCGGTCGAGGTGCTCTACCGCCCCTACCTCAGCGACGACCTGACCGCCCCGCAGATGGATCCACCGCTGGTGCTGTACCTCAAGGGCGCCGCCATAACGGCGACGACCGCGAGCGCTCAGGCCAGCTTCATCGACATTGTAAACAAGAGGTTCCCCAATGACTACTACACCGGCGACCGCTTCCCCGGCCTGCGCTGACAGGCTTATCGAGGAGGCGCTCGGCAAGCCGTGGGAGTGCCTCGGCCGCGGCCCGGGCTCCTACGACTGCTGGGGCCTCTGCCTGCACGTGCTCCGCGACGGGCTCGGCTGGGCAGAGGCCCCGGAGTTCATCTACGACGTCGGCCTGGAGGAGCGCGAGCGAGCCTTCGACGAGGGCATGGCCCGGGAGCTGTCGACAGGCCGCTGGCATATGCTGGCTCGCCCGGAGCCATACTGCGTCATAATGTTGGGGCAAACGCAACGCATCTCCCATGTCGGAATCTGGCACCCATCCAACACCATATACCACTGTTTTGAGGGCGCCGGAGTGGTCGGTACGCGGATGTCGGCCATGAGGAAGATGGGCTGGAGTCGCATGGTACCCTACAAGCACGAGGACATGACATGGCTCACCTGATCGAGCGCCACAACCCGCTGCAACCGCACGCCCGCGACGTCGTCCGGGTGCCGGCTGGCCTCACGGTGAGGCAGGCGCTCGAGCACGCCCACCCCGGCTTCGTCGAGTTCGTGCAGCCAACCCTGGTCAGTCTAAACGGCCGCCCGCTTATGCGGTCTACCTGGGACGACACGGTAGTGGAAGAGGGGGACACACTGGCGGCCGCCGTGCTGCCGGCGGGCATCGAGACCATCTTCTACATCTTCATGGCGGTGGTAGCGGTGGCCACCTACGTGATGGTGTCCAACATGCCGACGCCGAAGAACCCGGCGGACCTGCCGGCGCCGGACCCGGTCTTCAGCCTGTCCGGCCAGCGCAACACCATGAAGATCATGGAGCCCATCGAGGTGGCGTACGGCCGCAACAAGCTGTGGCCGTCCTACGCCGCACGGCCCTTCAACAAGTACGAGGGCAACGAGCAGTACCTGTACCAGCTGTTCTGCCTCGGGCAGGGCGAGTTCCAGGTCCACGGCATCTACATCGAGGACACACCCATCGACTCGTTCCAGAACGTGACCTACCAGCTGGTGCCACCAGGCGGGCAGGTCACGCTGTTCCCCGGCAACGTCGTGACGTCTGTCGAGGTGAACCGGCTGGAGCTATTTGGCCCCAACGAGGCGCAGTACACCGTCTACGGGCCATTCGCGCTCACCGCCTCCTTCACGGTGACGAACAAGATAGAGGTGGACCTGACCCTGCCGCAGGGGCTGTACTCGTCCAACGACGACGACGGTGGGCTCAGCGCCGTCACCGTCACGGCCCTGTTCGAGGTCCGCCTGATCGATGACAACGGGGCCCCAGCCGGCGCGTGGCAGACACTGGCCGAGTTCACCAAGACCCTCAACACCGTCAACCCGCAGCGGTACACCCTGTCTGTGGACGTCGCGAGCGGGCGCTACGAGATACGCGGCAAGCGCACCAACAACGCCTCAGGCAGCTACCGGGTGGGGGACACCCTGACCTGGGAGTCGGCTCGCGCCTTCCTACCCAACACCACGGACTACGGCAGCGTCACCATGCTTGCCGTGGTGGCCCAGGCCAGCAACAACCTGAACGACAACAGCGCCAACCGCATAAACGTCGACTGCACCCGCAAGCTGGTGACACGCCAGAATGGCGCCTGGACTGCCGCAGTGCCCACGCGGTCTGTGGCATGGGCCTTCTATGACATATTTGCCTCGGCCTACGGCGGGCAGCTTGGCTCGGAGTACATAGACCTGGACGAGCTGGAGCGGCTGGACGCCGTGTGGGAGGGCCGCCAGGAGTACTTCGACTTCGTCTTCAACCAGAAGACGACCGTGTGGGAGGCGGCCAAGGCCGCTGCCCGCGTTGGGCGCGCCGTGCCCATTGTCAATGGGTCCTTTGTCGGCCTTGTGCGCGACGAGACTCAGGCAATACCGATGGGCGTCTTTGGCGTCGACAACATGCTGCCAGACTCGTTCAAGTGGGAGGTGAAGCTGTTCGACCCAAAGGAGTACGACTCAGTCCAGATGGTCTACGTGAATTCCACGAGTGGCCTGCAGGAGTCTGTCATGTGCCTCCCGCCTGGGTCACTCGGCCTCAATCCGAACAAGATCACGCTGGCTGGATGCACCAATCGCGACCATGCCTACCACGAGGGCATGTACATAGCCATGAGCGACCGCCTACTGCGCGAGAACGTCACCTTCCGCACGGGCCTCGAGGGCTACCTGCCAAGCTACGGCGACCTCGTGGCCGTGTCGTACCCCCTGCCCAAGTGGGGCACTTCCGGCCACGTGGTCGGCCGCAGCGGCAATACCCTAATGTTGTCCGAGCAGGTCACATTCACTGCCGGGCAGCAGCACTACATCTTGCTGCGGCGTGACGACGGGGCGGGCGATGGGCCATACCT